TTTCCGTCGCCTCCTTGTCGTCGGCCACCTCCGGGTGGAGGCGATAGATGCGGTTCAAGACAGCGAAGACGTCAGTGCGGCGAGGCGTGATCCGCTTCCCGTCTTCGTCGCAACGCATCCTGAGCGCCCGGATCAGCCGCTTCTCGACATCGCCCGTCAGGGGCTTGAGAAACCTGAGCGCACAACAAACCGCATCGGCACTCAGCTTGCGAGCCTCACCTTCGCCCACAACACTGGCAGCAGGTGCCTCCTCCGATGCCGGGATGATGGTTTCGGGGACGGCGGGAACGCCAGCAGTACCAGACACCGACGCCACACCAGACACACGAGGCACCAGAGTTGCGGCCTCGACGGCTTGCGAAGTGTTGTGCCCTGCTCCACCGAGAGCCTCGTTAAGGCCGAAGACGTACCCCACCTTTGACTTGGCGCAGACAATACCGTCGATGTCGGGGGCGCACAGCGCATCAACAAGACGCCTGACGGCGTAGTCTTGACCTCGGCTGTCGCAGAGGATCAGGTCGATCAGCGTGTCGGTATGCAGACGGTCGCGGATTGCGGCAGGCGTCGTGGCAAAAATCTGATCGAGGTGGCGCCCAATCAGGGGAGAGTTGATCGACCATTCGGCGTGGTTGATGAGCGGGGATGCGTTGAGGATGGGCGTTGCCAGTGCGCGCAGCTCCTTGCGGCGACCGGCAGCAGTCTCAAGCTGGAGAGCTGCGACGAGGGCGTCGGGCCAATCCTTCAAAATCTCCTCGGCCCTGTCGGTGGTCATGAATACTTTCTTGGGTCCAGACATGCTGGCACTCCTTCATGTTAATGTTGACGGTAAATGCGCAGGCGTTGTGCAGGCGATGCGTCGCTCCCTTCATGCGACGCTTGGTGGATCAACGGGGTCACTCGGCACGGCACCAAGCGTTGGCTCAGTACCGAGCGACAGTTCGCCGTTCTCGATGGCCGACATGCGGCCAGCGAGGATGCAAGACAGGCCACGCTTCTGGATGGCGCTGAGGATGTCTTGGTAGCGACGGCGACGTGCGTGCCAGACCTTGAACAAAGGGCCGTGTGCCTCGACTAGCTTGTCGTTGGCCGCCAATGGCATGACGCCAGTGGTCGTTCGGATTTGTTGCGTGGCACGCAAGAGTTCAGCGCTGGCGACGTAGTAGTCTTGAACCAGCGTGTATGTCTGCACCGATGGATCATCGGCGAGGGATGCGGTGATTGCCTGCTCGGACATGATTGTCCTCCTCTGGCTGGCAGGTGAATGGATGCGCAGGCCAGTGCCGGTTACTCCTCCGGCTGGCTGACGTGGCGAATGATGTGGAAGTGCTGCGCCTTGGAAGCGGCATCGAGATTGGTGCCCAGCGTGTGCTTCGATGGGATAACAAGGTCGGGGCGAGCCTTGCGGAGCTGGTCGATGCCACTCTCGAACGCGCCGCGCTCAAGTTGGTCAGGCGGCGACACGAGTAAGACAACCTCGTCTTCGAGGACGACCACGCCGATCACCCCGATTTCGAGGAACGGAGGCACACCCACCGTGACCGGGATCATGGCCGACGTATACGTGACGAAGAACATGGTGTCGTCGACAACATGGCTGCCCAGTTCTGCAAGGAAGGCCGAGCGTGCCTTGAGCCTGCTGTCTGGCGACAGGAGGGGCAGACCTTCGCCGTCCTCGCCAACTTCGCCGGTGGCCGCAGGCAAACCGCCCGGCATGTAGATGGAGAAGTAGGCGTGGCCGTCGTCGTCGCCGATGAAGGCGCTACAGGTGATGTGAGGGCCGACTTCGGAGAGGAAGGCGCGGAAGGCCTGCTCGTTCTTCACGCGGAACGGCGACGTCGAGGCCGCGCCTCGTGAGTCGCAAGTGCCGATGCAAACCTGACCGCCACCCGAATGCACGATTTCGACTGTGCTACCGACCCGCTCTGCGCGTTCGCCACTGGCAGAGCCAATGGCTGGCTGGTTGCTGTTCGCTGCGCCCTTGAGGAAGGCCGCGCTTTTGATGGCGCTGATGGACGCTGGGTTGGTTTTCTTGTTCATGTGATCGTCTCCGTAACGATGATGGTGTAGTGCCCTGTTGGCACGAGGAAGGTGTCACACCCAAATGCGGGACGCAAGAGGGTTCACTATGCGTAAGGTGTCGCGGCGTCCTCCACTGGCCCCGCGTAATGATGTGAATGTGGAACATTGGGGGCGTAGATCGCCCCAATGCGTCAGCTATGCGACGTTGCGTCGGCTGACTTGCCCGGCGTGCCACGACTGATACATGGCCAGCGCGGCAGGAATTTCGAGTTCGCTATCGTGCTTGTCGATCCTGACCAGCTCCTTCGCGAGACGCGGGGTATAGCTGGCGTAGTCCGAAGGCACGGAACTGAACCGCAGAATGAGAGCGTCGCCACTGACACTCGACACTGGCCGCTCATGGACCCACACGTCGACGGGTTTGCCAGCGTGGCCGATGAAGCTGCCGATGAGGTGGCAGCGTGCGCAGTCGTGGTCGTGATGTTTCCTCATGCGAGGCCCTCCGACAACTCGTTGATGAGGGCCGACACGTCGGCGTCTAAGGCGTCGAGGAAGTCCACGTCTGCGAGGGTCGTAGTCGCGGCATACTCGGTCGCCATCAGGATGGCGGTCATCTCGTCGAGCATGGGGTCGTAGTCGCGGCGATGGCCTGCGTCTTCGCGTGGTTTCAGGTTGGTACGCATGTGTTTGCTCCTTTCGGGGGCAAGCGTGGGTGCTGAATTGCACACACAAAAAAACCCCTCACTCCCGAAGGAGGAGGGGTTGGTTTTATTTGTTGGCGTCGACGCGGTCGCCCTCGCGGAAGGCCTCGATCAGCGTCTTGAGGTTCATGCGAAGCTGGTCGTTCGCCCCGTCGAGACGCTTGACCTGCGCTTCGAGTTCGCGGCACCGTTCTTCGACCGCGTAGATTTTCTGATCGGTGCGGTCGAAGGTGTCGTACACACCCTCAATCGCCTTCGTTATGTGCTTCTTCTTCGCAATGTTCATCGTTCGCGTAACTCCTGTTGCAAGCGTGGGTGCTGAATTGCACACACAAAAAAACCCGCCGCCCCAATGCAGGGACGACGGGTTGGTATGCGATGCCTGCGTGTCGACTAGGCCGACAGCAACTCGGTCACGAAGGCTGCAAGGCGGGCAGGATCAGCGCGAAGCGCTGGCGAAGCCATTGCGATTGCGACCAGATCGGCGACGTTCGGCTCCGCATCCGAAGCCTTCGGCTTGGCAGGCGCTTTCGCGGCAGCCTTGGGAGCCTTCGAGGCCTTGGCCGCCTTGGGAGCCTTCGGCTCCGCAGCGCGACGAGACGCGGCCAACGCGCCGACCGCCTTGGAGCCAGAACCCACGGCTGCGAGGCGCGCCAGATCGCCTGCGTCGATGTCGCGGAGCAGGTTCGTCCAGCGGGTCTTGCGGGATTTCTCGGCTGCGGTTTCCGCGCGAGCGCGGAGCAGGGCACGAGCGGCTGGTTTCGCGGGGCCGTAAGCGGCTGCGATTTGCATGGCGGACATGGCGGCGACGGTTTTCGCGTTGATCGTAGACATAGGCGTGGTCCTTTCGGGACAAGACAAGCCAAACCGAAATGATTTGGCCAACCCTAAAGAGTCCCCTCTTTAGAGGGGAAACGCGCCCGTACGAGGGACGACACCCCGCCGCTGTCTGGCCAGATTGCTCCGGTGGATCGCTGCCAGCCTCCCAGACGCATCGTACGGTTTCATGCGCGATTTCACACGCGAAACGTGCGCTCTGAGGGCCATTTCCTCCCCCTACAAAGGGTATTTTTTGACCATGAAATTCAACGACTTAGCCTCTACTGTGACACAAAGCTGTGCCATTTCCGAGCCGGGGGCGGGCCACCCCCGTCCCGCCGACCCCCACCCCCCCGAGATGTCACCTCCCCTACCCGACGAGAAAGCGGCTCAAAATTCCGAAACATCCGAAGGTCTGTCACCAAAAAAATCTATCAAAAACAGCCGACCTATAGAGAAAATCAATACCTCAAAGCGCCCAAAACGGGCGTCAGCGGGGGTCGTAAAGACAAAGTGTGTCGGATGCGGCAAGTATTTTACCCATCGCGCGTCCCATAAGGAGCGCCGCAAATACTGTTCGCGCACCTGTCAGCACCAAGACACGCACGCAAACCGCGCTGCGCGCCGCAATGCCGAAGCAGAAGACGCTGTAGCGAAAGCCCTCGTCTCCGTCACCGCCTCCTCTGGCCCACTCTCCCCCGAAGACAGCTCCATCCTCCGGGGGCGCATCGCCGCCTACATCGAGGCCCAGCTCGCGGTCGCCAACAACGTGGTCCTCGGTTTCAAGGAGTGGTCGCCCACCCAAGCGCGCGTCTTCGGCATGCTGCTCAACAAGGTCATCCCCGACCTCAACGCATCCTTCATCGAAAAGCACACCACGCACACCGATCTGGCCCAACTTTCCCGCGCCGAACTCGAACACCTAGCCGTCAACACCAAAACCATCACCGAGCGACCCCGCCGCCTCGCCGTAAACGACGACAGCGAGGACGACACCTACACAGAAGTCGTTGATTTTGTGCGTGACACCGTCGCCAGCCACCAAGGACACCCCCCAGATGACAGTGATTAACCGCCAACGAGACGCCCTCAAGACCAAAATCACCCTCCGCGACTTCGGAAAGGCCATGGCAGCCGCCGATCTCTCGACCGTCCCGCCCGAAAAGCGCAAGGCGGCCATCATGGATGCCCTCGCAACCATCATGCAGCACACCGTGGTCGACCCGGACGCCGCAATTTCCATCGCCAAATCCCAAAAGCTCCACCGCCAGCGCCATCTCGGCACCTCCAACACCGAAATCATCATCCGTCCATAACCCCTCGGACCCCCCCCATGGCCAAAGCGCTCACCCAACAAGAGATCGCCAACCACCTTTTGCGTCTCCGCGACGCCCAAGAGGGCTTCAAGGGCTTCGTAAACCTGCATTACCCCGACTGGAGCTTCCCGCCGTTCCAAGCGGAACTCATCGAAGTCCTCGACCTCCTCGAAAAAAATTTATTGCCAGTTCGAAACGTCCTGATCACCATGCCTCCCCGGCATGCCAAGTCCACGTTCTCGACCGTCATGTTCCCCCCCTATTTCATGGCGCGCGACCCCCGCCGCTACATCATGTCTTGCTCATACAACGCCCAACTGGCCACCGATTTCGGACGCCAAGTGCGCACCCACGTCGACACGCCCTTCGTCAACCAAGCCTTCCCCAACATGCACCTGTCCAAAGACAGCCGCGCCGCAGACACATGGCGCACAGAGGAAGGTGGCGCATACTTCGCAGTCGGCATCGGCGGCACCACATCTGGCCGCCCTGCGAACCTCCTCATCGTCGATGACCCCATCAAATCCCGCGAGGAAGCTGAGTCGATGACCCAGCGGAACCGCATCTGGGATTACTACACCTCGGCCCTGACAACTCGTCTCCAGCCCCAAGCCAATGGCGAGCCTCCAGCCCAGCTCATCATCCTGACCCGCTGGCACCCCGACGATCTCGCTGGCCGCATTATGAAAACCGAAGACTGGGCCGAGGGCCGCTGGATGCACATCAATTTTCCGGCCATCGTCGACAAACCCAAGACACGCCCCACCTCGCGCCGCAGCCTTCCGACCTTCCACGCCCAATACCTGTCCGCAGAAGAATACAAACGCGCGCCCTCCAACAAGCGCTACATCCAAGAGTTCGACGAAGTCTCCCTCTGGCCCGAGCGGTTCCCATTGGACGAACTCAAGCGCCGCCAGCGCCTAAACCCCCGCGAGTTTGCCTCCCTCTACCAGCAGCAACCCTACATCGAGGGCGGCAATCTCATCAAAACCGAGTGGTGGCAAACCTATCCCAAAGACCTCAACCCCGAGAACTTCCAGACCCTCGTGATTGGCGTCGACACGGCCTTCAAAAAATCAGAAACGTCCGACTTCTCGGTTGCCATCATCGCTGGCATGGACCGCGACGGCGACATCTACATCGTCGACGTCATCCGGGGCCGCTACGACTTCCCCGAACTCAAGCAACGTCTCATTCGCCTCAACTCTGTCTGGCGCGGCAAGGGCCTCCGCTCCTTCTACATCGAAGACAAAGCCTCTGGCCAATCTCTCATTCAAGAACTCAAACGCCATTCCGGCATTTCGGTCCTCCCATACAAGGTCGTTCACGACAAAGTGGCCCGCGTGAACGCTGTCTTGCCGATCATCCAATCTGGCCGCGTCCATCTTCCAGAAAGCGCTCCATGGCTCGACGATTTCGTAAGCGAGTGCGTGACCTTCCCCGGTTCCGCGCACGACGACCAAGTGGACGCACTGTCCATTGTCCTCGACGTTCTCTCAAAGAGCCACGTCACGCCAGAACAGTGGGAAAACCTGTCTTTCAACCCCTCCGAAACCCTGAATAACCCCGCCAAAATCAGTTCCCTTGGCAAATCGCTCAACGAAAACCTCCTAAAAAGCTCGTCTCGCCGCTGGAAGGGGTGGGGTATTTAGCTACCCCAGCCTTCTCAACCACCTCAGCAGCTCAAAATAAGGACGACGCGCGCCTCAACTCGCGCGTACTTTCGCCATCATGGAAACTAGCGCTCAAAAATCCCTTCCGCGTGCCTCCGACATTGCGCCAACTTCCTCGGAAGGCGTTGTCGTAGACCTGTCTCAACACGCCCAGCGCCTCGTCAATTACGACGACATCAGCGCGCTCCTCACAACGGAGCAAGAGAGCCGCCTCGTCTCCTACATCAAGGCCATGGCCGAGATGTCGCACTCCAAAATTTCCAAGCGCTACGACCACTGGCAAGAAGCCGACCGCGCGCACGACGTTTACGTTCCTGCTGACGCCACCGAGTTCCGCGAGAAGGCCGTCATCGCCGACACGCGCGCCATCGCAGACACGGTCCTCACCTACCAGATGGCTGCCCTCGGCGGTCGCAATCCAATGTTCCAATTGGAAGGCGTCAACGCCAAGTCCCGCAAAGCCTCGATGATCCTCGAACGCGTCCTCCACCAACAGATGCGCCGAACCGCTGGCGAGGCGCGCGTTGCGCAACTCCTGCTCGACGGCATCAGATACGGCTTCGCCCCCACCAAAGTCACATGGGATGCAAAGTCCAACCAGAACAAGATCGTCAACTTCGATCCGCGCCGCTGCTTTCCAGACCCCCGCGTCAACTGGGGCGACTGGGAGAACATGCAGTTCATCGTCTTCACCGACTACCAGTCCATGAACGCGCTCGAAAACGCGAACCTCTATCCTCGTCTCCGCACAGACCCCGCCATCAAGAAGGCCGAGCCTGCCTCAAAGCAGGGCTGGGCCTCCCACAAATGGCACCGCGAGGAGGGCCGTGGTCTATCAATCGACCCTGCGTCGGCTTCCGGGTTCACCAATGAACAATCGCACTTCACGCTCGGTCGCGCCCGCGTTGTCGACGAGGCATGGTTCCGCCTCTCTGGCCAAGAGATCGGCATCCCCTCTATCGAGCAAATCTTTCTCGTCGCCACAGTCATGGATGAGAAGCACATCATCCGTCTCCAGCTCAACCCCTATGGCCGCCAGTTCCCCGTGGTCATCGGCGGCCTCTACCAAGACAGCCACAAGACCTATGGCCAGTCGCTCTACGATCTCCTGCTCCCGATGCACGACATCGCAACATTCCTCATGCGTTCGCGCATCGACAACATCAGCGCCGCCCTCAACAACCTGATGTTCGTTGACCCGACCCAAGTTTCCATCCCCGACCTGATCGACCGGAACCCGTGGGGCGTTGTCCGAACTCTGCCCGGAACCAAGCCCGGCGATGGCGTCTTCATTGCGCGCGTTCCCGACGTTACTCAGGGCCACATGAATGACATCGCCGCGATGTCCGAACTCAAGCAGCGTGTCTCAGCCGCCTCGGACGCCCAACAGGGCATGCCCACATCCGATGGCATCCGCACAGCCACCGAAATTCAGCGTCTCACCCAACTTGGCTCCCAGCGTTTGGGCGTTTTGGCGCGTATTACTTCGGCTACGACCATTCGTCCGATGGTCCGCATGATGGTTTCGAACATCCAAGACAGCCTTTCCGCCGAAGGCTCCATCAAAATCGACCAAAACCAGATGTCTTCCGAACTCATCCGGATGTCTCAGGACGGTTATCTCGATTACAACGTCACAAAAGACCTCCAAGGCGACATCGACTACCTCGTAATTGACGGAACCCTACCCCTCGAACCCACGCGCAACGCCGAAACTTGGATGAATATGCTCCAAATCCTCGGCAATACCGGCCTCATCATGGAATATAAGGCTGGCGAAATCGCAGGCGAGGCCATTCGGGCCATGGGTATCTCCGATCTCGAACGGTTCCGCGTCGATCCCGACGAACTCAAGGAGAATGGGCCGTCCCCCTCCCAACAAATGGCCATGCTTGAGAAATCTCGGGGTGCGAGCGTCCAGCCCCAAGAACAAGTCGAACAACAGGTCAAAGCTGGCAACATCATCCCAATTTCGCAGAGCAATCGGCGCTAAAACACCCCGCGAGGCCACCATGACCACAGGTTCTTCCCTGCCGCCCCCACTTTCGAACCCCGAAACCACAAAGCCGCTGCCCGCACCCCAATCCAAGGTGCGCGTTGTCATGGCCCACTCGCAAAACATCCATCGAGACGTCCACACGGCCCTCGAAGAAGTCGAGAACATGGCCAATGCCCAGCTTGTCCGCATGCACGAGCGCCTCGTCGCCCGCCTCCGCTTCCAAGACAACGCCATCAACGAGCTGGCCAATCGTATCACCGAGCTTGAGGGTGTCGTCGCCGATAAACCGGACGACAAATACAGTCTCTCCAAGGCAAAACTGATCCGACTGATGAAAGACCTCGGCTACACGAGCTGAGGAGCAACCGCGACAGATACCGCGACAGATACCGCGACAGACCAAGACAAAGTAGAGGCCGCCAATGACGCAGACACGCCCCACTGGCGAACAGCTCCGGTTTCGCTCCCAGTACACGGGCGACCA